CCTTCAATAGTATTTTCAAATATCGGGTAATAAACTGACACTGAAAATTTTTGTCCGTATCTGTATGCTCTGTCCTCTGCTTGTGAGTGGTCAGACGGTACAAAAGATAGGTCATTCATTATAACCGCTTCTGCCTCTGTTAATGTTATACCGACGCCTGCGGCTTTAAGGTTTCCGACAAAAACTTTAATTTTGTCGTTATTTTGAAATTCGTCTACAGAATGTTGTCTTTGGGGTTTTGACATTTTACCGTCAAGCTTTACCGACACCTTCGGGAAAGCGTCGGTTAACTTATTTAAAGTGTCGGTAAAGTTTGTGAAGATAATGACCTTTTTGCCTTGGTCTATTATGTTCTGTGCAAGTTCTATTGTGTCTTTAATCTTTCCTTCGGCAATGACTTGTCGAACTTTCATTAACTTCGAAAACTGTATTGTTAATGATGACGACTCTTCTGATGAATTGTACCAATCGTAATACTCGCCCATCAGTTTTTCATAGTCACGAGATTTTAGTTTTAGGTAAACAGGTGTAATAATTTTTTCAGGTAAATCTAAAATATCTTCTTTCAACCTTCTTAAAACCTGAGGTTTTGTTCTATCTCTAAGTTCTTCAAGATTTGACGCGCCTGTAACGTTCCAAACTTTTTTTGGACCTACACTAAACTGATACCCCGCACAATAACGAATTGCGTATGCCATCCAATTATCTGCAACAGGAGAGTCAACTAAATCTAAAAGATTATAATAATTCATAGGTCTTGAGGTCATCGGTGTTCCTGTCAACAACCAAACTTTTCCGACTTTTTTAACTATATTATTTGCAATTTTTGTTCTGTTAGCTTTTACATTTTGTATGTAATGTGCTTCGTCCATAACAACCAAATCAAACCCATAATTTAAAATATCTGATTTTTCAGGATGTTTTGGGTCGTGAAAGTTTTTTAATATATCATAGTTAATTATTGTATATTCTGCGGGTTCCCACTTTTTACCTTCTATGATTGAAACCTCTTTATCGGTATAATTCGCGATTTCTCTTTGCCAATTAATTTTTAACGATGCGGGACAAATGATTAATGTTTTTTCCGCACCACTTTCTAAGGATGCGATAACCGTTGAGGTGGTTTTACCCAAGCCCATATCGTCAGCAAGAATATATTTGTCATTACCTACGAGTTTTTCTATTGCCTCTTTTTGGTGTGATAGTGGAGGTCGGTGAGAATACTTTTCATAATCTATTTTTACTTCTCTTTGTGTATTTTTTTGAAGTGCAACTTTTGGTAACCATATATCGTTTAATTCCTGTGACTCAAACAACTTTCCCCATATATGATAAGATTTTTCTTTTTCTACCAAAAGTTTTTCAATATAAATCTTTTCAGGTTTTTTGGTTAAAAGTTTATCATCCATAAGTTTTTGACCAAAATAACTATCGAGTTCTACCCATCGTCTTGCAACTTTAGGTACGGTATCTTTAAACTTTATGATGTAATCTGCTTGAGCACGAGTAAGTTTAAAATGATTAAACTTTTTCATTTTACCTTGAAGTCTAAGGATGTAATTATTATACCCCCCATATTCTTCGAGAATACGAAGCGCCCTTACTTCAGGTAAGTTATTTAAATTATTATTTTCCAATTGGTAATTAAATACCATTAAATATAACAAATTTCTGAATATTTATCAATAATGACACAAAGAAAAGTACCAATTACGAGATTAAATAAATTCTTCAGTGGTGAGGATTTTGATTTAGATATATCTATGGGTCGTGAGTGGCTCGAAGGTGATATGAATTTTACTTTGGTTTTATATAAGGTCGACAGACAGAAAACTAAAACCGATGATGTATATGGTGAGACCGTTGAGGATGGTATTAAGTTTCATCCTCCTGTTGAGTTTCGTGGATATGTTCAAATAGAACAACCAGAAAACCAAGACTATGGTCAGAGTCGTATGACACAGATGGAACCTGGTAATTTAAAGGTCGGTGTTTACCAAGACTCTTTGGATGAGCTTGGTATTGATATTGACTATGGTGATTATATAGGTTATTACGAAACCGAGTCTCGTGTTAGATACTACACTGTCGTTAATGACGGTCGTGTTGTTAGTGATAATAAGCATACTTATGGTGGATACAAACCGTTTTATAGAAGTATTGTTGCATCACCAGTAAACGATAATGAATTTAGAGGGTTATGAATAGAAAACTTATAAAAGAAATCAGTAAGATGAAATCTCAGATGGGATTAATCAAAGAAGACGTTAACGAAGAATATATAGGTCTTCGTGTTATGGTATATTATAATTTACACAAACATACTTTTTCTGTTACATATAAAGGTAAAGTTGTTTTTTATGCCGACTATGTTAAACTAAAAAATGTTGAATTTAGAGTAAGAGAAGGTGGAAGAGAAAGAGTAAGGCGAGAAATGAAAAAAAATGTTCATGCCTTCGTTATTGGAGACTTGGTTGATTATTGTATCTTCCCTTGTGAAAATATGCCACCCGAATCTAATAATAATGTAATTACTTATAACCCTAAAAAATACGATACGTTCGTTAATAAAGATACTGAAGAACCTGTTTATCGTGCAAATGAGGTTGATATGATTAATACCAAAAATAAAATTTTTCACATTAACGAAATTGTAGGATAATGGCTTTTCCTAAAAAAATAAAAAACGATTTAAAAATCGTACCTTCAAAAACTTTGATGGATAGGAGGAAAGAACTTCTTGAATATATTCAGGAAGACGGAACCTATTTACCCAAAAGTGTTTTACATGCTGATTTGGATAGAGGTATGTTAGATTTTGTTCGTGACGATTTGGAAATGGTTGCCGATGGTAAAAAGGTTAATCCTATAGATATTATTACAACAACTCAGAATTGGTCTCAGTTTACTGAAACGTGGAATTTTCAGGATTTAGATAAAAACATTAAACCTCCATTTATTGCGACAGTAAGACAGCCTGATGTAAAATACGGTACTAATCCATCATTACAATATACGATACCAAATAGAAAACAATTTTATTATGCAAAAGTTCCTACATGGGACGGTAATAATAAGGGTATGGACATTTATAAAATTCCTCAACCAGTTCCTGTAGATATTACGTATAACGTAAAAATCTTTTGCACTAAGATGAGACATTTAAATGAGTTCAATAAAATTGTCCTACAAAAGTTTTCGTCAAGACAGGCATATACATTTGTTAAAGGTCATTATGTGCCAATAATTTTAAATAACGTATCTGACGAATCTGTTTTAGATATTGAAAAGAGAAAGTATTATATACAAAATTATGAATTTCTTATGATGGGGTTTTTAATTGATGAAAAAGAATTCGAAGTTCTACCCGCGATTTCAAGAGAATTAACTTTATTTGAAACAGGAGCAACTGACAGAAAAAGAAAAGTCGCAAGTAGACATCCTAACCCACAAAATTATGATTATGATATATTATTTAGAGAAGGTATTACAGGTTTAAGTGAAACTTATAGATATACTTTTGATATTAGTGTACTTAGTACTGAAAATATTAAATCTTATTCTGTGTTTGTTAATGACAATTATTTAGGAGATGATTTATCTTTAATACAAATTAACTCAAATGATAAAGTAAAGTTTGAAATTATTAAAACAGATTACACAAAAGAGTCTGTAATAAAAACAAAAAATATGATTAATTACAACGATTAATTATTCCCCGTAAATATCTGTTTCATCTTTACAATTTTCCTCTATTAAGTTTTCAATAAACTTATATATTTTTAACCCTTTTTTTTGACAGTGTTTTTTTAAAAGGGTATGATGGTACTCGGATATTTTTAAATTCTTTATCTTCATTAAGTTATAATATGTTTTTAAAAGGTAGAAAAAAGGTAGAAAATTAGGCGCCTACTAAATAAATATAACGCCATAACATTTGTACTTTCGGTTTTTTTCTAATATTTATGATAAAATAAATTAAAAAAGAAAACTATTTTAACATGGCAGACAAAGTATTCGTATCTCCCGGTGTATATACATCTGAGAGAGATTTAAGTTTTGTAGCTCAAAGTGTCGGTGTAACAACATTAGGTATAGTTGGTGAAACACTATCAGGTCCAGCGTTTGAACCTATATTTATCACTAATTTTGATGAGTTTACTTCGTATTTTGGTGGTACAAGTCCAACAAAATTTTTAAACACTCAAATACCTAAGTATGAAGCGGCATATATAGCAAAGGCTTACTTACAACAATCAAACCAATTATTTGTAACAAGGGTATTGGGATTATCTGGTTATGACGCAGGTCCGTCATGGTCAATTTCTACTATTGGTAATGTGGATAAATCAACTGTAGTTGAAACCTCGTCACCAGGAACTGTATATACATTCTCATTTTCGGGTACGTCAGGTACTAGTTCAAATACTGAAATTACAAGTACTTCATTACCTACAGAAATATCGAATGTTTTTTCTAACCCATATACTACTTTTGCGGGAGGTACTTCAACATTAGAAGAGGACTTTAAAACCGCTGCATATGCGAATATAGTTAATCCATCAACTTCAGGAGAAACGGCATATATATTTGGTACTGTAAGTACATCTACCTATAGTGATATTACCTCAGCAAATTCTAACTGGACTACAAGTTCAAATGTTTTTGGTGTTGATGGTTTAACATTAGATGTTGCAAATTTAGAAGCATCTGAAAATGATGCTTGGTACTACGCAATGTTCCCTTATGGTGGAAGTGATAACTATGAGGGTGTTGGTTTTGGTTTAGCGATAACTGGTTTAACCAATACAACAGGTAATGATTACACAGGGGGTGGTGTCGTTTACGTAACTAACTACTCAGGTACACCAATAATGGATTACCATGAAATGGTTATTTCTACACTACGTTCAAGAGGTATAGCAACTTACAGTACAGATAATGGTCCCGACTATCAAGTTACAGGTTTAACAGATGTTACTTTAAATATGACAGGAGCATTTTCAGGGGCAACTAAGAGTCCATTTGAAAAGTTCCAAATTTCAGGTGTTACTAAAGATAATGAAACATTTACATTTACAACATCTTTGGATTTATCGGACGCTAACTTTATTTCGAAAGTTTTGGGTATGTCAAATTTCTCTAAGAATAGTGAGGAGGTCCCTCTATTCGTTGAGGAACTTTATTATAATTTATTAAACACTGGTTACCTTGACGGTAAAATCAGAGGTTTAAATACCGAATTACTCTCATTAGAAGGGGCTGCAACTGACGATGATAATACTGGTATTGGTTGGTACTTAGATAGGTACCAAACTCCTGATACACCTTTCGTAGTTTCAGAATTACGCGGTAATGAAGTATTTAACCTATTTAAGTTTATAACCATTTCTGATGGTAATAACGCAAACAGAGAAATTAAAATTTCTATCGCAAATATATCATTTAACAATTTAACTTTTGATATTTTAGTTAGAGATTTTTACGATACCGATTCATCTCCGGTAGTCCTTGAGAAGTTTACAAACTGTTCTATGGACCCTAACTTAAACAGTTATGTCGGTAAAAAAGTTGGTACGGCTAATGGTGATTTTGAACTTAAGTCAAGATATATTATGTTAGAACTAAATGAAGAAGCACCGATAGACGCATTACCTTGTGGGTTTAGAGGATACCAAACAAGACAGTACAGTTCATTCAAATCTCCACACTTAATTTATAAAACTAAGTATGACGAAGCTGGTGAGGTATTATACAACCCACCATTCGGTAGTGCTAACGGAGATAACATAACAAGAAGTGCAGGTGATAACCCAAGAAAAGTATACTTAGGGGTATCAAATACTGTTGGTATTGATGCAGATTTTGCTTCATACAAAGGTAAACAAAATCCAACAGATTTAGAAGATGCAACAGAATCTTCACCATGGGCGGTACTCACTAAAGGTTACCACATGGATTCAGGAGCAACTGTCGTTACAATTCCTGCGGCGTATACTACATCAGGTACTTCGGCGTTTGAGGTTGGTGCAGCAGAATTTAGAAGCGAGCCTGATTCTAATAGTCCATACTATAGACTAAACGCTCGTAAATTCACTCTTATACCAACAGGTGGTTTTGACGGATGGGACATTTACAGAGAATACAGAACAAATGGTGATAGATTTATTTTAGGTAACAGTGGTTACTTAAAAGGAGCCGCACCTTCTATAAGATTCCCTAATGGAACAGGATGGGGGGCGTTCAGAACAATCTCAGGTCCTGACAAACAGGATTGGGGTAATACTGACTATTACGCTTACCTATGGGGACAATACACATTTGTGAACCCTGAAGCAGTAAACATCAACGTATTTACTACTCCTGGTATTGACTATGTAAATAACTCTAATCTTGTTGAAAATGCAATTGAAATGATTGAGACAGACAGAGCAGACTCTATTTACATCTGTACAACACCTGATTATCAGATGTTTACAAATACAACATCTGACTTCACAACAGATTTCATTTACCCACAAGAGGCGACTGAAAACTTAGAAGATACAGGTATAGACTCAAACTACACGGCAACTTACTACCCATGGATTTTAACAAGAGACACAGTTAACAATACACAAGTCTATTTACCTCCAACTGCCGAAGTAACAAGAAACTTAGCATTAACTGATAATATCGCTTTCCCATGGTTCGCATCTGCGGGTTACACAAGAGGTCTTGTTAACGGTATTAAAGCTCGTAAGAAGTTGACTCAAGATGACAGAGACATTCTTTATAAGGGTAGAATTAACCCAATTGCGACGTTCTCTGATGTAGGTACTGTAATTTGGGGTAACAAAACCACACAAATTAAAGAATCTGCCCTTGATAGAATCAACGTTAGAAGATTGTTGTTACAAGCTCGTAAGTTGATTTCAGCAGTCGCGGTTAGATTGTTGTTTGAACAAAACGATGACCAAGTAAGACAAGAATTCTTAGATTCTGTAAACCCAATCTTGGATGGTATCAGAAGAGATAGAGGTTTGATTGACTTTAGAGTAGTTGTTCAAAACACTCCTGAGGATTTAGACGCTAACCAATTAGTTGGTAAAATTTATCTAAAGCCAACAAGAGCGTTAGAATTCATCGACATAGAATTCTTGATTACTCCAACAGGAGCATCTTTTGAGGATATATGATAATTATATAATGGGGGGTACTTCGGTGTCCCCCATTTATCAATTTTAAACGTTTAAAAAAAATAAAATAATGGAATTCAAAAAGAAAATCTTAAGAGAGTCTTTAGAGATGAAGAGCAATGGTGTTAAGACTTATTCTGAAAAACCTCAGAATATAATTATGACGGAGTCTCAATTAGAAAGATTAATAGAGAAGTTAAACAAATAATTTTTATGAGTTTAAAAAAAATAATAAGAAAAAATCTAAATGATTTATTCTTTATTAAAGAGGGTATCGAAGAGGGTCAACCTGATTTAAAGTATTACGCTTTTGATTGGGATGACAATATCGTTATTATGCCAACTCAAATTATGTTAACTACTGAGGAAGGTTATGAAGTAGGTATGTCTACTGAAGACTTTGCTGAGTATAGACAAAGAATAGGTAAAGAACCTTTTGAGTATAAAGGAGAGGTTGTTGTTGGTTACGCGGAAGACCCTTATAGGAATTTTGGGGTTAGTGGTGATAAGAAATTTATTGTCGACTCATTATTAGCGGAGCCTGGACCTTCATGGAATGATTTTGTGGAGTGTATTAATGGTGGTTCTATTTTTGCGATTATTACCGCTAGAGGACATACTCCGTCCGTTCTAAGAGAGTCAATATACAATATGATTGTGACCAACCATAATGGTATTAACGCTCAGACCCTAATAAATAACCTAAAAGAATATCGTGATTTATCAGGAGAGGTAATGAAAGATGACCAACTATTGATTAAAGAATATTTGGACATGTGTAAATATCATCCAGTTACTTACGGTGAGGGGTCCGCTTCTAACCCTGAAGAAGGTAAAATAAAAGCATTAAGAGAATTTATTAACTATGTTAAATATCAGAGCCAAAAACTAGGTCAAAAAGTATCATTTACAAATGATGTTAATAATAACTTTGTACCACAAATTGGTTTTTCTGATGATGACCCAGGTAATATTGAATCTATAAAATCATTTCTAGAAAAAGAATATGAAGATGAAAATCCAGTTAAAACTTATCTAACAAAAGGAGGTGAAAAGAAAGAAGTATAATTATTAACCTTCTGGAATAAGATTTTACAGTAAAAAAAGTAAAAGTAAAGAGAAAAAAGTTTTTAGCTGATATTTATAATTAAAATAAACAAGAAATTTAAAACCAAAATACTATGGCTGACTTATTAATGAAAATGCCCGTACCGTATGAACCAAAAAGGAAAAATAGATTTATTCTTAGTTTTCCTTCTTCATTAGGTATAAACTCTTGGTATGTTGAATCAACATCAAGACCAAACGTACAGATAAACGCAACAGAGATTCCATTCTTAAACACATCAACATATGTTGCTGGTAGATTTACATGGAATACGATTAACGTAACGTTTAGAGACCCAATCGGACCTTCAGCCTCACAAGCGCTTATGGAGTGGGTTAGATTAACTGCAGAATCTGTCACAGGTCGTATGGGATACGCTGCTGGTTATAAGAAAGACTTAGACCTTGAAATGTTGGACCCAACGGGTGTTGCTGTTGAAAAGTGGATATTACAAGGTACTTTCTTAACTGATGTTAACTTCGATAGTTTAGGATATAGTGATGACGGATTGGCAACAATTACCGCAACATTACGTCCTGATAGATGTATTTTGGTTTACTAATACTATTGATAAAAAATCATTAAGTAATATATTTAACCATAGGGTTTATTCCCTATGGTTTTTTTTTACACAAAAATATGGAAGATTCTAGACAATACGGACAACAAGAGTTTAACTTACCACATGATGTAGTAAGTTTACCTTCGCAAGGTAAGTTTTATAAAAATAAGAAAAAAAGTCTTAAAGTCGGGTACTTGACTGCACAAGACGAAAATATTCTTATATCTATAGGTAATTCACAAAACAGTAATATTCTTAATGAATTAGTAAAAAATAAAATTTATGAACCAGATATTCGTGTTGAAGACTTATTAGAAGGTGATTTAGAGGCAGTCATGATTTTTTTGAGGAACACTTCCTTTGGTCCTGATTACAATTTTACATTAAGAGACCCAAAAACAAACAAACAATTTAATCATACTATAAAATTAGATGAATTAGATTTTAAAAAACCAAAAACAGAACCTTCCGAAGATGGACTATTCCATATGACATTACCTAAGTCCGGTGCTAATATAAAATGTAAATTACTAACTGTAGGTGAGACACAGGAGTTAAACGACTTATTAAAACAATATCCCTCTAACGTTACGACACCTGTTGTAACAAATAGACTAACAAAACAAATTGTTAGTGTTGACGATAATACAGATAAAGAATTTATTTCTAAATTTGTAATAAACTTACCAATTATGGATTCTAAATTCATAAGAAACACTCTTTCAGACTCTGAACCTAAGTTGGAGTTGGAAAGAAAATTGAACGCCCCGTCAGGAGAGGAGTTGACAGTTAGAGTCACCTTTGGGGTGGAGTTTTTTCGGCCTTTCTTCTGATATAAGGGTATCTCTGCTCGATGAAATCTATTATTTAGTAAAACACGCTAATTTTTCTTATGGGGATTTAATCAACATGCCTACATATGAAAGAAAATACTTCGTAAATAAATTAATAGAAGAATTTCAAAAAAAGGCGGAAATGATGGAAAAGGCTAAATCAAAAAGATAAGTATTTATATAATAATACTTAGTATATGTTTTTTATTGAAAATCCTTTAGACACCGCAAAAAATGCGGGTAAAGAAGCACTTGATGACTTATCAAGTGGTGTTGACGCCTTAAATAAGGCTACAGGTATTCTTGATGCGAATGTTGTTAAAATCGGAGCTAGTTTAGCAAGACTAAATTTCCCACTTGCGGTTATTGAAGACACCGCAAAATTACAAGAACTTACTTACGAACTAACAACCCAAGCGATGGGTCAAACAGGTATTATTGGGGATGCTTTAATGGAAAGTATGGCAAATGCCACATATGAAACCGCAAAATTTGGTGTTGGATTAGAAGAAAATCTAAATCTAATAAAAAATATTAATGATGTTATGAAAGTTAATACGTTACTTTCATCTGAACAAGTTATTAATATGCAGTTATTGGCAAGAAACGCAGGATTAACTTCTGCGGAAATAGTTCCATTAATTGAAGGTTTTGCAACAATAGGGGTGGGTACTGACAAGGCTATTGAAAATATTAGTACCATGCAAAAACAGGCCAGAGATTATGGTATTAATGTTGGACAATTTATGAAAGATATTGGTACTAATATAAAAACACTTTCTTCATATAATTTTGCTGATGGTGTAGAAGGTTTTTCTAGAATGGTCGCTAAGGCACAAGCCTTAAGGTTTGACGTATCAAAAACTTTCGCGTTATCTGAAAAATTAATGGACCCTGAAGCGGCTATAGAAACCGCTGCCGGATTCCAAATGTTAGGGGGTGCCGTAGGTGATTTAGGAGACCCATTTAAATTGTTACAAATGGCTCAAACTGATGCAGAAGGACTACAAGAGTCTATTTTTGATATGGCTGAAAGTGCGGTTGTCTTTAATGAAAAAACGGGAGAATTTGATATACCTGTTACTGAAATGTATCGTTTAAGAGAGGCTGCAAATCTCACAGGTATGGATTACCAATCGTTAACTGAAACGGCAATAAAGGCGGCGGAAAGGACTAAAAAATTAGATTTATTAAGTACCATACCTGACGTACCTGAAGATTTTAAAGACCTAATCGCCAATATGGGTGATATTGACGCCGATGGTGAATTGGTTGTTAGTGTACCTTCTTTTGATGAGATGGGTAAAAAGGTAAGTACTGAAATTAAAAAGGCTTCGGAGTTAGATAGTGGTGACTTAGACGCGTTAACGAAACAAAACGAAATGAATGCACTTTCTGATAAAGAAATTGCGATGCAACAACTCACCGCTTTACAAAAATTGGCATATGGACAAGATGCCGCTAAGGCGGGTACATTAATGGCCGGTGTAAATACACCTGGTGTTTATGACGCATTAGACGCTTTAGATTCTTATTCTGAAACAGTGATTGAAGGTCTCGATAAAACAATTAACGAAGATGCTCTAAAGGTTTATGGAGAAGGACTTACAGAATATATTGCTGCAGGATTTACTGGTGATATTGCTAAAGACAAATTTCAGTCAGCGGCGATGAGTATGGTTAACACTATGACAACGGCAATCAAAGACTCTCCAATAACATTCAAAGATAACTTAGACGAAACAAACATTATAAAAAATGTTGACTTAATAGGTTCTCTTACGACAAAATTTAAAGAATTATCAGGAAATGCATCTGGTTTAAAGTCTGAGTTTGAAAATTTAATACCTTCAGGTTTAATAGATAATTTAGGACTTGTTGGTACAGGTCTTGAAACTATGAGCGATATTTTTGTAGTGGCGGTTAATAAAGCATTGGCTGCTGGAGGTGATTATATAAATGATATGGAAAGTGGTGAAGTAAGGACTGACCCCGAAGTGGGACCTGATGTGGATGATTTTATATTAAGACCTGGAATGGACCCAATAAGTTTTAATAAAGACGACTTGTTAATCGGAGGTACTGATTTATTTGGAGAAAAAAATAGTGATTATATGGACCCAAATATGTCAGGATTATTTAGTGAAGATTTAGGTAGAACATTAAATAGTGTATTATCAGATGATAATAGAAATAATATGGATTTACCTATAACAGAAATGCATAAGTTAAAAGATGCTTTAGACATTACAAGTTTAGGGATAGAAGAGTTTCAAACTAATTTAAGAGAAAAAACAAATATTAATTTAGACATACCTGAGGTACCCATAGGTGAAATGTATAGATTAAAGGAGGTTTTAGAAATTGCCAGTAATAGCGTTGAAAGTTTTCAAACAACATTAAATGAAAGTACAATTAAAGAAGACGATTCATTTAAAAAATTAGCAGATTTAGGACGTATGATAGAAAATACGACAACCACAAATAAAGTAGGTGGTGATGTTAATTTAAGTGTCGGTGGTAAGATAGACCTATCAGTAGACGGAAGAAACTTACCCCAAAATATTTCATCAGAACAATTAGCGAGAGAAATTGTTAATAATCCTGATTTTACAAGTAAATTAATGACTATATTTACTAACAGTAATAACACTTATTCTGTTTGAAAAATCAGTAATTAATCTATTTATATAAAAATAGATTTAAATGCCAAGTGAATTAACATTTAGTGCAACAGAAAACTTTAGAAAGAATCTTATAAAGAGAAATCTTCCTGCTTACGAAAAAGGATACAAAGGTAACGAAAGGGCTGGAGTAAAAGAGTTTTTACTTAAAGAGAGAATATTTGAATCTAATTCAGATATTGAAGATTCTAACATTACTGAATTTTCACAAAAAAGGGCATACATTCAAAATGCATACGGTCCTGACGGTGGTTACGATAGGTCAGTAGATATTGATGATGTACATAGAAAAATAAGAATACAAGAAGAATATTATACTTTTATAGCTTCAACATATACTGCGTTTAATTTACTAACGAGAAGAAACCCAAATGGAGATAACGGAAGACTTAGAGAGGATTCCGATTTAACTAGAATCGCAGCCAAACAACTAAAAACACAATTTCAATATAGGATTGGTGAAGAAGTTAGACAACAAACTTTAGGTAGAATAAATTTATTAGACGCATTATCAGACCCATTTGACGCACTCGCAATTGCGACAGGTAATGAACAACTAATTGAAAGCGATTGGAAAATATCAGTACCGGATAATGTAGTTGGTAAAGGTTTAGATTTTATAAGTAGAATATCAGGAGTATATTCACCATATTCTTGGATACCTGGTAATTATTTTAATGAAGTAGTACCACAATCAAGTATAAATCAATCTTCTAATTATTCTACAGGAGGAGAGTTCCAAGAAAGAGGAACACTATTACCTCAAGCAAATAGAAAATCATCAGAAGACTTTTTATCGAGTACAGGTAGAGGACAAACTAAAAGATTATTCAAATCTTTAGAATTAAATGTTTATGCGCCTGATTATACTGATAACAGTAGGTCATTTGGGTTAAAACCACCTCCGGGTAATTTTTATTTAGGTA